GGCTGACCGGGCTTTCCCCCGCTTGCTCCACGTCCGGAATGTCCATGGAGGATCTGCGTAGATTATATTGAATTTAGAGGGCGGTGACGACAGCAAGAATAAAGCACACGCCGTAGAACGTGGCTAGGGCTATGGCCGGGGTCAGAACTTTTCTCCCAAGGCTTTTTCAAGCAAGTGCGTGAACTGCCCTGATATAGTGCGGTGGTTTTCCCGCGCCAGCTTCTTTAATTTTCTGTACGCAGTAATCGAAATCACTACGCTTTTCCATTTTTGTGGGTCCATTATAAATCCTCTTCTGGGATAATACGAGACATGTCTTTAAAGTCAACCTTCTTCAGGTCTCCCCAAGAGGGCCCGAGCGAGATATCGCAGGGCGTTGGCACCTGAAGCGGGGCTCCTGTTTCCATAATCGCGCACAGGTTTTCTGCCTCTGCTTGGTCTTCGACTGAAAAGGCCAGTTCATCGTGTATTTGAACCAGCGGAACTTTGCCGGTTTGTTTGTGGACTTCCACCATCGAAGCCTTGGTCTGGTCAGCCGCGCTGGCTTGTATCAGTCTATTGAGGGCTCTGTAAGTGTAGGCGCGTTTTATATTGTCGCCGTACTCTATCAGGGCTTGCTCTTTCTGTAGCGCCTTCGAGGAAAGAAAAAGATTAGGCTCCCAGAGATTAAACCGGCACTTGCGGCCTAGCAGGGAGCGGATGAAACCAGAGCCAGCTTTGTCGGACACTCGCCTTTGGACGACCTCTTGGAGTTCCTTAACAAAAGGGACATCAGTATGGTACTGGACCATGAGCCGTTTAGCCTCATCCGTAGAGACATCTAGCTGTTCCGCGAGCCGCGTTTGCCCCATGCCGTACATGAGCGCCAGATTAATGGTCTTTGCCTGAGATCTCGGAAGGTCACAGATGTCTGCAACCTTCTGGTGGAAATCCGTTTTCGGATCGGTAGCATAGGCTTTGACAAAGTCCGCCGCTCCGGTAAGACCGCCTCTGGTTAAGCTGGCATAGTGAACCAGTATGCGCGGCTCCTGTTGATCGAAATCCAGAGAAGCCCACTGCTGGTTTTCTTCCGGCAGAAACAACCCCCGTATCATTTTGGCAATCACAGGGTTGCGGGAAGGTATCTGCTGAAGGTTCGGGTTCGCCATGCTTATTCGTCCGGAGACGGTGCCTCCGCCGTCAGAGCGCAGTTGGTTGATGTGGCCGTGGATGCGGCCCTTGTTTTCGTACCTGAAAATGCTGGACAGGAAGGTGTTACCTATCTTGTCGATTTCCCGCGCCTCTGCAATCTTCTGGGCCATGGGATGTTCATGGTACTTCAGAAAATTCTTGGTGAAGGACGGCATCCCCGTTTTGGTCCGGGAGTAATTAATTTTTAATTTGTCGAACACCTTGGCAATGGAAGCGGCAGCCCATAGCTCAATATCCAGACCGGTCTCCTCTTTAACACTTTTTAGACAATCTTTTACGTGTTTCATCAGGTCGGCCTGAAGTTTTTCTGCGCGGTCTAAGTCAACACGGACGCCCTGCCACGTCATATCAATACAAAGAGGCAGCGTCTGGGTTTCGAGATCAAATATCTGCCAGAGGTCCTCTTGGGAAAGAAGCGCCTTGAAGTGCTGCCACAGGTTTAAAGTCAACTGGGCATCAGCTTCGGCATACTCTCCGACAAACGCCGCCGGAAGTTTGTACATCTCTCCTTTGGGATCGACTCCGAATTCCTGTGCAGCTTCTCTCAAAGCCGCTTCCGATTTCATCTCACCCAGATACTCATATGCAACCGCGTTCAGGCTGTAGGACTGCCGGTTCTCATCAATAAGCGGTGCGGCTATCATGGCATCAATCAGACGGCCTTCGACTTTAATCCCGAGCCTTCGGAGCCAACCCACGTCGTATGAGGCGTTGTAAAATATCTTGTCGCAGGGGTAAGCGGCGATTTCTTTTTTAAACCACTTGATGACATGACGCCTATCCAGGTTGCCTCCACCCTCATGTCCGAAAGGAAAGTACGAATTAAACCCTTCGTAGGCTATGGCTATTCCGACTACATCACCGTTTCCGGTAGGCCAGCCGGGGCCGTGGGTCTTGAGCCGTGGGTCTTTGGTCTCCAGATCTATCGCTATTTCCTTAATGCCGTCAGGAGTAATCGGCATTTTCTCGACGGGAACCCACTCGGTCTTGATACCAAACTTGGGCTTTTTAAGATTCTTCTTCATGCTTCCTGCACTCATATGCTACTGCGGCGTATCCTGCGCCGTCCGTATAGTCGTCTACGTTAAGATCTCCCAGTTTTCTCCGGGCAATTTTTAAAAGTTCCATCATATTGGCGACATCCGTGGCGCTAATGTGGTTTTTGCCAAGCTTCTGCCACAAATAACCTGTCCATAGCTGGGCGATATTTTCATGGTTTATCCACATGTTCCCGTGCTGGTTCGCTCGCGACGTTCCAATAAGTTCGGAAGCCTTTTCCAGTATATCCGAGCCCTTCATATATTATACTCCTCATCTGAACGGGAAGACCCAGCTTTCTAGCCAGATCTATGCCTTGTTGCATTCCTTTAGTAATTCCAAAGTCCATGTATACTGCTACAGCATCAGCGTCTGCGTACCAGTGTTGGGACAGATCGATCCCTCTTTCACGCTGGGGAGGGTCGTCATCGTCGAGAACCTGTGTGTAAAGAAGATGAAAAGCTATGGGTGATTCACCATTCATCAGACTATGGTGCATACATCTTTGAGCGTAGCATCTGTTGCGTTCCTTGTTACTTCCTCCGTAAGGGCTTTCCAGAACAACTTTCATATCAACCGCCTTTAACTCCAATTAAAACAGGTTCAGCAAAAACACCCTTCTCTTTGTTATGTTTAGAGGAGTGTTCCCCCGGACGTTTGGGTATTTGGTATCCTATCATTGAGAAGTCATGGGTTTTTCTTGTTATAAAAGAATGCACGGGGGAGAAAAGGTCGTTTTCCGTATGGTTGGCGTAAACATTCGATATGTTAATAGCAAACACTCCGTTACGCGAGAGAGAATCCCAAGCGTTCTCCATCATAGGAAGTAAAAAACCGTCTCGCCAATTCTCAAATCCTTTATATTTAAGGAAGGATTGCTCTTTGCCCATATACTTTTCTTGTTTCCAATAGGGGGGAGAGGTAAATACAAAATCGAAGTAATCTTTTTCTGGTGCATCTTCCTCCGCGCCTTTATATTCAAAGCTGACGTTTCCGCCATACTCTTCCTGTTGTGCGGAGTAACCAGAAAAGACGAGGGGGTTTACATCACGGCAGTGGTACTCGACCCCTGTTGCTTGCGCGGCGCATAAACGATCCCCCCAACCACCGCAAGGGTCATACCACCTTTGTACTTTAAAATGTTCGAGAAGAATCTTGGCCGCAGCGGGTCGAAATTGACTTGGGATGTATTTTCGTAGCGCCAAAGCACTAGCCGGATTTTTTTCGTAGAACTGACTGTTCTCTATCCCCTTGCGAAATTGTTTCGAGTACCAACTTCTCATAGCACTCGGAGAATTTATGCTGTCGCAAGCCATACGAGCAAACCAGTGGTAATGGTTTGAAACTTTAATCCCCGTTCTGTCGATTCCTATGTAGTCAGAGCCGACAACACCCCCTCTTGCTTTCCACCGCCCTTGTTTTATATCTACTTTACTTTCGATCAATTTATTAAAATCTTCCTTGGCTTCTTCAAGAGTGGGTCGTGATATAGGAAACGGCGGTATTTTATCTTTCATATCATCCAACCCCTTTGCGAATCTTCCGGGAGCTTCAGAACAAGATTTTGTTTGGTGCGCGTTACTCCTACATATAGTACACGATAGGCATCGTCGGGGTTCCGTGACATCTCCTCCAGCGCCTTTCCTGTTAGATCCAGATAAAGAAGAACGTTGTCAGACTCCCCTCCCTTTGCGCCGTGGATCGTGGAAAGTTTTATCGTGGGTTTGGAATTCAGATCCACGCCACGGTTTACCAGAGCGGTTGCGTAGGCGCGGTCCTCGTCTCTTATCTTGTCGAGAGCTACATCCCATGAACCTTCCGCTTCAAGGCCAAAGCTTTCCCGTAACGCAT